CGGCTTCAACGAATAGCAATCTACCAGTGAGCGCGATTGCGTTTTTTGACCGATCAGACAATGATCCGGCGTCAACGTCCGGATACGGATCAAACGTGGTCAAGGAGGTCTAACTTGAAACTGAACCTGGGTGGAGGCTTGCAAAAGATTCCGGGTTTCACGACTCTCGACCGTCAGACTGGGCAGGAGGTTTTCCCGCTTCCTGCCTATGCTGACGGCTCCGTTGATGAAGTACGCGCATCACATATCCTCGAGCATTTCGGCCATCGTGAAGCGGTCGACGTTCTCAAAGAGTGGGTGCGCGTCCTCAAACCTGGCGGACGTCTGCGGATTGCCGTTCCGGATCTGCAGAAGATCTTGACTAAAGTGAGTGACCCATCGGCGCCGGTTGAGGGTTGGCTGATGGGTGGCCAGACAGATGACAGCGATTACCACAAGAGCGTCTATACCGATGCCAAGCTGCGCGACATGTTGCGATACGTCGGCTTGACGGATGTGACAACGTGGGAATCAGAGATTCAGGATTGCGCATCACTGCCGATCAGCTTGAATCTGCAAGGCGTGAAGCCTGCGAATATGCAGCAGCTCGATGGGCGAATTGAAGTCAAAGCGCGTGTGGCGGCAGTGATGAGCGTTCCTCGGCTGGGTTGGAATGATCACTGGGGTTGCGCTTGGCAGGCTCTCAGATCACACGAGTTCAACATCCCGCTCTATAAGTTCGGCGGCGCGTTCTGGGAACAAGGCATTCAGCGATCGCTCAACGTGCTGATCGAGCAGAACATCGAATGGGCCATTGCTCTTGACTATGACACGCTCTTCACCGGTGACGACGTGCGCGAACTGCTGACCTTGGCGGCGCAGTATCCCGATGCGGACGCTATCGTCCCAGTCCAGGTGCGGCGCAACAATGAGCAGTTCTTGTTCACAATGAAAGACGCCTTCGGGCAGTTGAAGCGATCGGCCACGCTTGACGAGTTTGAGCCGGATCTGACGCCCATTGAAACGGGCCATTTTGGAATGACGCTGATCAAGCTCAAGGCATTGCAGGAGATCCCCAAACCCTGGCTCTGGTCGCAACCTGGGCCATCGGGTGACTGGGATGATGCCAAGGTCGACGCAGACATCTACTTCTGGCAGAAGTGGAGAGAACACAACAAGACGATCTACCAGGCCAATCATATCAAGCTGGGCCACCTGCAGGTCGTCTCAACCTGGCCGACAAATGACTGGCAGATCAAGCATCAGTACTTGAATGACTGGGCGGAAAACGGCAAGCCAAAGGAGTGTCGCATCGATGAAGATTAAGCTCCTGAAACCGTGGGGAATGGCCAATCCTGGCGACGTGATCAACCCACCGCCAGGCGTGGCCCAGCTCCTTATCGAGCGCGGCATTGCCGAGTTGTATGAAGGTGAGGAGCAGGGCTTTGCTGGCAAGTGGAACAAGCGCATTGCTTATCCGGCGACACCGGCAGTGACAAGGGGGCAACGTGGCCGCAAGTGATTATGTGACGATGGATCAGGTCAGGGCGTATGTGTACCAGTCGCAGGACTCAGACGAGGATCTGCTGATCCGGATTGTTACTCGTGCGGCGCGGATCTTTGATGCGGCGTGTAGCCTGCCGGATGGGTACTTTGCCCAAGGGTCGAGCGGACAGACGGCCAGCATTCGCTACTACTGGGGCAATGGTACGGATTACCTGAAGATTGATCCGTATCTGTCGACCCCGACGCCTATCGTCACGATGCCGACAGGGTTTGCGGTGCTGAACTGGGTAGAGGTCAATCCATACAAGAACAGCCAGCAGAACACACCGGGTGAGTTCTTCTTGTCGCGCCGATACGGTGACGACTACTCGAGCTTTGCGGCTCTCAACGAGCGGCGCGATTACTTCTTCGCGGAGTTCAGCAGCCAGGTGGATTACGTGGGCTGGCCTGCTGGCATCCGCGTTGGCGTGACGGCCAAGTGGGGATGGGATCGCACACCAGAAGAAGTGCAAGAGGCCGTCCTCGAGACGGTGGCCAATATCTGGCGCAGCAAAGACCAAGGGTTCGCGCGTGCGGTCGCCATTGATGGAATCGCGATCATCAACCAGCCGCTACCACCACGAGCGCAGATGATCGCGGATGGCTACAAAGCTGGGAGGGCAATGTTCGCATGAATTTTGCCGTAACCATCGATGGCGTGGAGCAGTCACGACGGGCGTTTCAGACGCTCAACGAAACCGTGCGTGATTTCCGCGAAGCGTGGCCAGAGATTCACATGTACTTTCTCCGGGCGACCCTCGAGGAGTTCGACGCGCAAGGGGCCAGAGGCGCAGCAGCGTGGCAACCGCTATCAGAGAGATATGGCCAATGGAAGGCGAAACGATATCCCGGCAAGCCGATCCTTGTTCGAACTGAGCGGCTCCGGCGGTCCTTCTCGCTGGCTGGTCAAAAGGGCGGTGATCAGATTTATGATGCTTTGCCAGAATCGCTCACCATTGGATCGGCCGTGCCTTATGCGAGGTTTCACCAGCGGGGCACCTCGAGAATGGCAGCACGGCCAATTCTGCAGCCTACGCAACGCGACATAGACCGCATTGTCTCGAGGTTGTTTCGTTTTGCGGAGCGTGGGGCCAGAGATGCAGGCTTCCAGACGCAATCACGCGCACGTCTTACACCGGGGGCTGAGTAATGGCATACACAACGACAAGATATCAAGCAGAGTTCGGCCTTCGCATACTGGACAACATCCAGGCATTCATCGAAGCGTCGACAGCCACAGCTATTGCGGAAATTGACGCAACACTGCGCGATTTTACGGACTTCCGGACGCCGACGCCCATCGTCTTGAACTTCCCCGCTCTGTTTGTCTCGACGTCAAACGAGCAGCTGGAGCAGTCGGACGATGACTCGCATATCCGGGGCCGGATCGAGTTTTACATCGATATCGCGGTTGATGGAGTCGACGCCTACACGCTTCAGCGAACGATCTTGAAATATACGCTTGCAGTTGACCGAGTACTTCGCACGATGACCGTTGCTGATTTGCTGGGCGGTGTCACCACCTCGACGGTGACAGAGCCAGTGTGGGAGGTGACGGAGCATCAGTTTGGGATACTTCGGCAAAACGACACAATTTACCGTCTGGATTCTCGCATAATTCTGGCGGTGCAAATGTTGGAGAGATAACAATGACAGCACGTGAAAAAGCTATGACGATGACTCTTCCTCCGTTGCCGTGGACTCACGAGGCACTTGGTGAAGAGATGTATTGCACGATCGCGCGTGAGCTTGGCTACTTTGACCCGCGCAAAGAGAAGAAAGATTATCGACCCTCTCTTGATCCGACGCCGTTCAAGGATCTGATCAAGGCAACCTCAACGAAGAAGGAGAAATAACCATGGCCGGAACCGCAAAGAATTACGATGCAAATGAAATAATTCTCGGGCCTGCTGACGTGTGGCTTAATGTCGCGGTTCCGTCAGCGAGTGCGCGAATGACCCTTCACACTGACGGCACCCCGGACGACGTGGCCAATCCCAACGCCATCCATCTTGGTATGACCGTCGGCGGCACGACCTTCGAATATGTCCCGGAGATTCAGGACTTTTCATCTGATGAGCTGACCGCCCCCCACCTGTCTCGCATCATCACCGAAAGGGCCACGCTCAAAGGCGAGTTCCTGCAGGTGTTTAACTGGAGCTTGCTCGAGAAGATGACGGTGGGTGGCACGAAAAACGTCAACACCAACACGTCGACTGGATACGAAGAGTTGACCATTGGTGGACTCTCGACCATCAGCACGTTCAGCGTGGCCCTGATTGGTCAGGACATCAGCGGCAGCAGCCAGTGGTGGGTGGTTCAGCTCTATAAGACTTTCAACCGAGCTGGTTTCAACTTTACGGTCACTCGTAAGGATCAGAGCCGCGCACCATTTGAGTTCAACGGCCTGGCCATCACCACGCGTGCGACTGGCGACCAGATCGCAAACTTCTGGCATCAGGGCGCCGCGAACTAACCATCATTGAGAGGCTACAATGAAGGCGAGTGAGTATAGACAGAAACGCCAGACAGTAGAGTTGACCGGACAGATCACTCTACCGTCTGGCGCAGTTTTTACAATGAGGCGTCCACCGCTTGATCTGTGGATGGCGGCTGGCCGTATCCCGCAATCATTTCTTCGAGCGATGCTCGAGGCGCAGCAGGGCGGCAGTAATGCCAACGTGCAATTCTCGCCAGAGGAGACGATCGAGGGGCTGAACTTTCTGGCCGAGGCGGTGGTCTATTCCTGCGTGGAGCCACGGGTGGCAATCAAATCTGATGACCCCGATGTGCTGCTACTGTCAGAGCTTGAAGCGGAGGACTTTCGCTTCCTGACCGGATGGGTACAAGCGGGATCTCCTGGCGTCCCGGTGAAGACTGAGACAGGGGAGGTGCAGCCCGAGAAGCTGCGCCGGTTTCGTCAAAAGCGACCAGGGGGAGGCTTTGTTGGCGATAGCGATGACGGCCAGCAAGTTCGGGACGAGGCCGAGCAGGTTGCTGCAATTGGCTGATGCGGGAGTGGCATTCGACTTTGACAATGCCGCGGCGGTCAAGCTGCAGCAGTGGGAAGATGAGCGGATGGCCGCAATGTGGGGTAACGGTGGTGAGAGGCAGGTAATACTCGATGGCCCTCGATAGAGACCAGGTTGGACTGCTATTCAAGATCGACGTCAACTCGATGGATGCTCGGCAGCAGCTCGAGCTGTTTCAAGGCGTCGTTCAGGGAATGGCAGCGGAGACATCGGCGCAACTGTCACGAGTGGGTGACCGCATCCGCGCGACTGGTCAGCAGCTCAACAACACCTTTGGCGATGCAGCGCGGGGCCAGCTTGCCGGATTTGTGGGTCAATTCGGGTTAGTGGGTGACGCTGCGGCGGGAATGATCCCCAGCTTGACGGGCAGCGCGGCAGGTATGGCCGCGATTGCTGGTGGAGCAGTAGCGGCAGGTGCGGCGATGGCCGCAGCTGCAATGTCGACGGCCAACTATGCCGGGGCGTTGAATGATCTTGCCGACGTTTCCAACCTTGAGATCGACACACTTCAGGGGCTTAATGCCGGAGCCGCGTTGGTGGGCCAGTCGTTTGAATCACTCACGTCAACCACAGTTGTATTTCAGAAGCAGATCGAAGCCGCCAAGAATGGCAACGAAGAGCTTGCTGCTAAATTTCGTGGACTTGGAATTGATCTGAGTGGATCGGTGGATGAGGCATTCCGGCAAAGCATCGAGCGTTTAGCTAGTCTGCAAGATGGCTCACAGAAGACAGCGTTGGCGACTGAGCTATTCGGCAAGCAAGGCATCCAGCTTCTTAAAATCATGAAAGAAATGGATGGAAGCTATGCAAATCTTATTCAGAAAGCAGATGATTTTGGCGTCAAACTGTCTACAGAAGAAATTCAAGCAGCAGATAACTTTGGCAAGCAATTAGACATTTTAAGCATAAAGGCGCAGGGCTTTGCGTATTCCATTGGCACAACTGTCATTGAAGCTTTAGATTTTTTAAAGACCAAGTTGGTCTTGATGGGAGTGTTGGAAAGTGAAACCGAAAAAGCGCAAGCTGCTGCAATTGCACGCTTAGAAGGTGTGGATCGTGGGGGAGGGTTTCAACCTGAAGTAGACTATGCCAAGCGGTTACAAGAAGAATTAAAAAGGCTTCAAGACAAACAAAATCAAATGCGAGGCACGACCAAAACGCAACCGTTGGTTAATCTGCCTTCTGGCGATGCCGTCGCGCGCATTTATGATCAGTATCTGGCCAACATCAGAGCGCAGGAGCAGCGCGTTGAGGCCGAGCGTGAGCAGTTGCGAATCGCGGCACTGGCCGATGAAGAGTCGCGCATCATCGACGCCCAGCGACGAATCGAAGAAAACATCCTGCGAGTACGCTTGCAGATCGCCCAGGGCACAGAAGGCGCGTTGGCTGAGCGTCTACTGAATATCAAGTTGGGCAACCTCGAGATGGAAGCCACGGCGACCAATCGCAAGTTGCTTGATCTGCAGTCTCAGCGTGTAGCACAAGAAGAAGCCTATGAGATGGATCGAGTTGCGCGAGTGCAGGCCGCTGAGGAGCGCATCCGGGCCGAGGCGCAAGCCACGCATGATCAGCAGGTGCGGCTCAACCAGGCATTGCAAGCGATGTTTGCCGAGGGGCAGCGGCAGCGGATGGAATCGCTCGCGGCTGATCCGTCGTCACGGCTGTCACTATTGGGACCAGAAGCGCAAAAAGCAGCAGATCAAGGCAAAGGCATGCTTGACCAACTGGGCGCAAGTGCAAACAGCGCGTTGAATGAGGTCAGCAAGTCGATGGGCAACTTCAAGACTATGATGATGGACGTCTTCGGCGGCATCGCAAATGGTCTGCAGAATATGCTCCAAGGTTTTATCCTGACTGGCAAGTTGAGCGGCGCGGCATTCAAGCAAATGGCAGCGCAGATTATCAGCGCACTGGTGGCACAAGCAGCCGTGAAGGCTTTGTTCAACGTCGCGGAAGGATTCGCCGCGCTTGCTCTGGGTATGCCAACCACAGCGGCCAAGCACTTCACGGCGGCCAAATTCTATGGCGTAGTGGCTGGAGTTGCGGCTGCGGCCTCGGTGGGCCTCGCGGCGATCGGTGGCGGCGGTGGCGGCCAGAATGGCACGATGTTCCTTGGCCAGGATCGCCAAGCAGGGTCGGCCGTGGTCGAGCAGGGAGGACGGCGCAGCAGTGAGCCGCAGGTGATCATCATCCGGGCCGAGACTGAGCCAGGGGTGATGGTCAGCAAATTTGTTCAGGACTATCGATCAAATGGTGAAGCGCGTTCCGTGCTTCGAAAAGATCTTCTAGGAGAATTTTGATATGGCATCAGAGATGTACGCATTAGCCAAGCAAAGCCTACTTAGCCAGTTGCCGTCAATTGATTTTGACACCGACACGATCAAGATTGCGCTGGTGGGTGCTGGATACAGTCGCAACACGGCGACCAATGGCGATCAGTATTACGTAGCTCTGGGAACTAATGTAGTGGGCACTCCACAGACGCTAACAAGCAAAACGGTGACTGGCGGCACGTTTGACGCGGCTGATGTCACATTTACCGCCGTGACTGGAGCGCAGGTGACACAGCTGGTTATCTACAAGGACACTCAAACGGCCAGCAACTCGCCGTTGATCGCGGTGATTGACTCAGCGTCGACTGGGTTGCCCATCACGCCAAACGGCGGTGACATTACGGTGAGCTTCGATAACGGCACCAACAGAATTTTCCGGCTGGTTTAATGACTCAACCAACGCGACACTGGCAAGCATTTGACCCAGCTTGGTTTGACCGACATCAAGCCAAGCTGTTGTGGGCCTGCAATGCGCCGATCATTGGGCGACTCGCTCGGCGTGTGTTCAAGTTCAAGCATCCCCTACCCCTTGAATTGATTACGCCAGATGCCGCGCATTTTCGCCAGGATGACCGCCAGTCAATTGGAACCTTCTTCACCTATGCACGGCATAGCCAGCAGCTTTACAGCGCACTAAAGCCGCTCTGGTGGCTGATGCACTGGTGGGATGAGCTAATTGCGGATCGATGGATACCGGAGTTGTCGTTCGGTTTTGATCAGTTGACGGTCTACACCGGCGACTCAAATCTGTCTGTTCAGAATTTTGATGGCTCGATCCGGTCAGACGCCAATCTCTACAGTGATGCGCGAAATGGGTCAGGTGATCTGCTATACGCTACGCTTGACTCACAACTGATCGTTGAAAACAGCAAATACGGCACCAGTCCTGCGTTTACCGTGCATCGGATGTACGCCAAGTTTAACTTGGCCACGATGCCGGTAAACAACGTGGTGACAGTGGCAACGCTGAAGATTGCGCCTATTGCGCAGTTTCAAACTAGTGGGTTTAACTTTGAGATATACACGGCTTCGATGTCGAATAGCAGTACTGATTTACAGTTTGCTGATTGGACAAGCACAACATCGCAAAATACATCGGATCGTTTGATCAACGTTCAGTTTTCGTCTATTGGGCCGATCACACCTATTGATTACCGCACGTTGACTTTTGGCGCAACGGGTCGCGCGTATATTCAGAGCCGAGCAACTCAATATCTGCCTTTAGTAGGTCGTCACAGTCGCGACGCATCAGGCACTTCTCCCACCACGGCCAGTTACGCGACGTTTGCGTCAGCGGAGAATAGCAATGATCTTCCGCTCCTGCTCGAGGTGACATATGCTCGAGCGATTTTACCAAACGGCTTGGCAGTCACGGCGACCTTTGGCCAGCCTACGATAACAGGCACCAATCCCATCGTGAAACTGACCGGCCTGCCGGTGACCATTGAGTTTGGTCAGCCTGCTTTGCGTGGATCTGCTCAAACCGTCAATTTGAATGGATTCACGGTCGCGGTCACGTTTGGTCAACCGCGCATTCCGATCATTCAGCTCAATGGCCTGCCAGTAAATATCTACTTTGGCACTCCTCGCTTGCCGGTCATTCAACCATCAGGCTTGCCAGTCAACGTGACGTTTGGGGAACCCGTGGTGGGTCGTGGCCGAGTAATGCAGCTCAACGGGCTGGGCGTCAATGTCACGTTTGGCCAGCCTTCTATCACAGCAGTGACGCGCACGATTGAGCCGCAGGGTATCCCGGTGACGGTGCAGTTTGGCTATCCCGGACTTTCTATCCCGTACCCTGACGGCACGCTGTTTTCTGGGCCATATATCGCCCGTTTGATGGATCAGCCGATTGATTACGGGGTTACGCAGTACGAGTTCGAGGATGGTGGCCTGGCGGTCAACGTGCAGCCTTGCGGGGCCCGTCGCTGGGTGCTTGAGTATGAAGGGTTAAGCGTTGATGAGATCACGCAATTGCGCAACCACTATAACGCGATGCGCGGCCGATCGAGCACGTTCAACTTCTACCATCGTCGCGATCAAGTCACTTATTCCAACGTGCGGTATGTTTCAATGACTTTACCGGCACGAGAAAAAGCGTGGAGCAATGGGGCGTCGATCATATTGGAGGCGTTGGCATAATGGCGATCAATAATCCTACCTGGATCAATTACCAGAATACGATGATCAGCGGCTCCACTGTGATGAATGCGAATACGGGCGCAGATGCTTGTGCGCCTAACGCGATGTCAATGGGGACGGCTGTAGCCACCACGTTTAACGGTTTCGCGACTCTAGCAGACGAAGACTGGGAGATCACATTTGAGCTGGGCGGGCGTATGCCCAACGGTCGGGCGTATCTGGGTCTATGCTCTGCTGATGTTGCGTTTATTGACAGCGTGCTGAATTTCGTCAACTGGTCGCACTGCATTTACATCACGACAGAAACTTGGTCGACAGGCACGCCACCGCATCCAGCAAACTCGGTTTACATTTACGAAGGCTCATCGACGCCAAAATACTGGGTTGACGGAATCTGGCTGTCCAATGGGCAGATGATCGCCATCCGTAACCTGGGCGGCGTGTTGTGTTACCACATCGGCGACCGCGTAATTTATCGGTCACTGACACCACCTGTCTATCCCATCGAGGCATGTGTTGCACTGGCCTGTTATGACATGGAGGTGATGGGCCAGATTATTACTGGGCCAAGTGTAGGCGTGGGAACTGGTGAGATCGCGCCGGGGCCATCGTTTGGGTCTGGATGCTCTGCGCCGTGGATCTTCCCTTCGCCGTCCGCTTTGCCTCAACCACCATTGGCTAATGCTCCCATCCCGGTACGCTTTCAGGAGACTGTTACGGATTGGCGCGAGTATTCACAGCGATTTGCCAACCAGGTCAGCGTCAGCAACACGCGATTGACGGCACCTGTCAGAATGTTTGAGGTCGAATGGGATGGATTATCGGCCGAACAGGCAGCTATGCTTGACCAGCATTATGACTCGACCAGTGGCGGCATTAAGTTTTCGATGACCGTTCCCCATACCGATGAAGTTGTGTTGAATTGCCGATATGCCTCCTATACTCGCGGGTCGCACACTCGTTATTGGTCGCAGTCCAGGCAGGCAACGATTATTCAACAAGCCGTGTGATAGAGTGACATTATGCAGACAGTATCACCGACACTATATCAGATCCTCCGCGCATCAGATCGAGACTTGGCCCCGGTCGACCTCTTCGAGTTTTACCCGCCATCAGTTATCGATCTGATTCCGGCTAATGCTGAGCGTCGCTTTGCGTCAACTGGATTGGTCTGGTACGGCTGGGAGTATGAGCAGCAGGCGATCAGTCGGAGTGACATCAGCCGGTATATAACTGAGAAGTTCAACTCGGTCAATATCACTCTGAGCAACGTCGACAGGACTGTCAGCGATTGGTTGAACACGATTACGCTCGAGGGCTATCGCATATTGGTGCGCACGGTCAGCCGCAGATATTCAACTGACTCGGTGGTGTTGTTTGCTGGAAGGTGTGAGAAGCCGGGTGACGTCGACAACGCGACTATCACACTGACAGCCAAGCAGGATCTGGGCACGATCGAGAATGAGATCCCATTCAGCAAGTTTGATCTCAAGTGTCCGCTCAAGTTCAAAGGCGCGGAGTGCTTGGCCGGACAGACGCTTGCACAGAAGGGGCAGACATATAACCAGGCCAGCACGTGTAACAAGAGCTTCTCGCAGTGCGTTGAGTACGGCAACGAGAAGGCGTTTCAAGGCTTCCGTTATCGCGCAGTCATTGGTTCGTTTCGCGTCAATTCACGATCAACGGGCATTGGGGCAGTCTTTGGATCACGTCGAGCAACCAAGCAGTGGACATCAACGGATAATGTCCCGATCGGTCAAAGCGTACCCTTAGGACTTGGGCGCACTCAGATTGATTTGACCCCAGTGCTCTATGCCGATACGGGTGAATATTTGTACGGGCATTTTGTGGCCGGTGAAGGGCCGATCACGCAATTTGCCGACGTCCGCAATACCACGGCAGGCTGGGCCACGACGTTCCAAACCAAGTATGAGCATCTGGGCGAATATGGTTACAACGTTGATCAGGCGACAGATAGCCAGTTGTTGGGCACAGAGTATTATTCCCATCGCGCTTATGTCGAGGCAACGATTGAGGGCAACAACCCAGATACGGGCGATCCCGCGCCCACGCTGGCGGGTTTGGTGCTGTGGAATAAGATTCCGACGATAGGCGCAGCTGGGTTTGATGCCACTGACTGGTCAGACAATCCCGTGGAGCACGTGCGCTATCTGCTCACAGAAGATCGCGCACTGAATTACGAGGAGTCATGGATCGACGACATGACCAGCTTCGAGACTGCGGAATATTGCAATGAGCCATTGCGCGACGATTCAGGGTGTGAGGAGTTCTGGTACGATCAAACGCAAGGGACGGCAGGCACAGACTGGAAGCGGTATCGGTCAACTGGCGTGTTGGATAGTGCATATTACAAATACGTGCTCAATCCCATTGATGTTAATCGACCGCAGAAACTCGGTGCAGAATACAACGCCTATGATCCGCTTGATCCTCCGCAAGGGATCACGCCCACGACCTTTTACCGCAAGCGGTACACAAGCAACTGGCACCTGAAAGAGCCAATCAAGGTATCGGACTTTCTTTTCAAGCACCTTCTGCCGTCCTTCCGGGGATACCTGATCACGGGCGCAGATGGTCGGTTGCAGATCAAGTCCGAGCGGCCTGCGATTTCATCATATTTGCGCAATGCTACCAGTCCAGGCGCGTCAACGATCGCGGTCGAGGACGTGACAGCGTGGCAAAAACTACAGCTTAATCAGCTCTATGTCTTGGTTGGTGCTGGTCAGGATACCAGTGAGACGCACAGCGTGGAAGCTATCGAGTTTTCGTCGGCGGGCAATGCTCTCACGCTGACCGCGACGCAGGGCGCGACAGCGTACTCACCGACGTTCGTTGAAGGGTCAGCATCCACGCAAGCCTGGAATTACCTGACGATTGACAGCGCAGAGAATGGGACGGCGATCATCGTTACGGTCGATGGTGTGACGATCACGGCGGGCGGATATGACGCCACTGGCAACCCCTCGAGCAATGGCGCGGCAGCAGGAGAGTTGACGGCAAGGATCAATGCCAACGCGACGTTGAATCGATACATCGAAGCGGTCTGGTCCAAGAGCAATCCTACGATTGTCATGTTGCGCTCCAAGCTGGGCGTGCTGACCCTCGGTCAGGCTCTCACCTACTCTCATGGGACGACAGAGCAGGCTGTGCACGTGCATGGGGTGTTTGCGGATCAGGCATTCGGCGCACTCGGTCAATCAAACATTATCAAGGACAGCTTTAAGTGGCCCTTGGGAAGCCGTCAGTCGTCCTACAATCAATTTTCCATCACCTATACGGACTCGACCCAGGACTTCCAGCAGACCGAGCTACGCGAGAACGATTACGATCATCAGGATCGCGTTAACAAGGTCAACAAGCTCGAGATCAGCGGGGCTTGTGTCGACAACTATCATCAGGCTGATCGACTGGTTCAGGCAGCGCGATACAAATACCGTGACGGTGATTTCTTTTGCTCCTTCCAGGCCACCGGTGATGCTCTCCTTCTCGAGGAGGGCGATATCATTTGCGTTCAGCACGACAACATGGTCGGCAAGCGCAATCAGCTGTTTCGCGTCGAGGAGCTGCGGGTAACGCAGGATCACCGCGTCAATATCGTTGCTCGGCTGTACGCAGAGCAGCAATTCCCCAGCGCGGCGACCGTGCGCACGGTGGGCTTAAATACGGGCACAGTGTGGATTGCTGGCACTCCACCGGCTGTGACGGGGGCCACGATCACGGCCACGACGATCGACAGCGGACGGATCAATTTCAACTTTGGTGATTTTGTTGGCGGCCAGACGGCAAGGATTGAAATCAAGCGTCCCGGTGATAGTGACTGGCTGCCCGTCATTGACGTTGTGCCGGATGGCCTTGGCCGAGGTGCGGCAGAGATACCGGCACTGCGATTGAACACACAGATCCGGATCACGCCAATCAGCTCGACGGGCATTGAGGGCGCATCAACAACCATCACTGTCACCAGTCCACTGTACCAATGGCCAGCCAGCTATCCCGCGGCTAATGGTTACGTGCTGTCCTCGACTACCGGCGGCGTGTTGTCGTGGGTGGCTCAGTCTGGCGGAGGCAATGCCTTCGGGACGATTGCAGTTACTGGTCAATCCAACGTTGTAGCTGATCAGGCCGGCGACACACTGACGTTAGTGGCAGGTAGCAACATTACACTGACCACGAGTACTAATGACACCTCTGTGACGATTGCCAGCACTGCGGCAGGTGTGACCGATGGCGATAAAGGAGACATTACGGTCTCAAGCAGTGGGGCCACGTGGACGATTGACAACGACGTTATCACCAACGCTAAGGTCAAGTCAGATGCTGCCATTGCTCATAGCAAGTTGGCCAGCATAACAGCCGGATCGGTGCTACTGGGCAACGCAAGCAACGTGCCGACCGCAACGGCATTATCTGGTGACGTGACGGTCAATAGCAGCGGTGCTACTTCAATTGCCAGCGATGCTGTGACGTATGCCAAAATGCAAAACGTCTCGGCAGCGTCACGATTGCTTGGTCGAGGCAGCGCAAACGGGTCTGGAGATGTGCAAGAGATCAGTCTTGGAACTGGCCTAACAATGAGCGGCACAACGCTATCCGCATCATCCGCAGCTACCCCCGGCGGCTCAACAACGCAAGTGCAGTTTAACGATGCTAGCTCCTTTGGCGGGGATGCTGGTTTAACCTACGATAAGACTACTGACGCTTTGACGGTAGTGGGCCCCACTCAGATGTCGGAGCTGCGACTCAAAGAAAGTGCTGGCGGGTCTGATTATGTGGGCTTCAAAGCTCCGGCACTTGTGACCAGTAGTAAAATCTGGACTCTACCAGATGGGGATGGAAACGATGGCCAGGTGTTAGCAACCAATGGCGTGGGCACGCTGCAATGGCGCAATGGCCGCGACGTGCTTACCGCTAACCGCACGTATTATGTAGGTTTTGATTTAGGTAGCGTAACGGCCAACGCGACGACTGACAAGATTGAAAAAACAGCGCATGGATTGGAAAACGGCGACCCAGTGGTGTTTAGCGCGGCAACGGCTCCAGCAGGCATTATTTTAGGGGCGACATATTACGTTATCAATAAAACAACTAACGATTTTGAAATTGCTTTAACTGCCGGAGGCACCAAAGTCACCTGGACAAGCAACGGAACGACGGTTACTTGTCGCACGGGCAATGATAATAATCCCGGTTTTGCATATACAAATTACGGTAGCAATATTCAAGCAGCAAATAGTCGCAGTGTTGCGGTATTGACTATTCAAAAAGCAATTGATTTAGTTGCGTCAATTGATATGGCCGCCAATGGCGTAACTATACAACTGGCACCTGGTAGATACACAGATTTAGTAATCTTAAAGCCATACGTAGGAGCTGGGCCAGTTACCATTTTGGGTGACACGTCTGCGCCTACCAATTACCAACTGCATCCATACAGCGCGGGTGGCACGGGAGTAGTAACGGCTAACGCAACCACTGATAAGATCGAGTTGACTAATCATGGTTTTGCTAATGGTACGCCTATATCCTTTATTATGTATGTAGCTCAGCCAGCAGGTTTGACGTTTACTCTTAATAAGACCTACTACGTGTACAATGCAAGTGCTAATGATTTTCAGATTGTAAGTTCGCCAACTAGCACCACGCCGATTACGTGGACAACCACATCCACGTCGGTATATGCAAGCGCGTTTACTATTACATCTCTTCCCGCTACAGGAAAATATGTGTTAAAAGGCCTGCAATGTGTTGCACCAGTTGGTGGCATGTCTATTCGACCAACGCAAGCCGTATTAGACATTGAGCAGTGCAATTTAGCCAGTGCTGCCCCGTGGATTGGCCCCCCAACGAATACAGGACCATTTAATCACATTTTTGCAGAAGTGAATTCTATGGTTTCGCTAAAAACCAGTAATACTATTTCTGGCGGTGTAGCTGATGCCATTCTTGCGACTGATGGCGCATATATTACCAGTCGATTAAGCACGATTGTTTTTTCAGGGACACTTACGTTTAGTAATATCTTGCGTGGGGTAAGATCGGGCATACTGCTTATGGATCAATCGACATATACGGTTAATAATTCAGTTGCTGGGCAAAAATACCGCGTAGCGTCTAATGCGGTAGTACAAGGACCGTCCGCATCAATTCCCGGTAGTGGTGGCACAACTGAAACGGGCGGTCAATATATCGATCTTGCGTAACTATGAATAATTTGATTGAAGTATTGGATAAACGACAGACGAGTGAGAATACATGCAGCTTGACGGTTCGAGTGACATACAATTATCAGACATATCCGTTGACACTGCAGGACGTGCCATCTGCAAATGATGCCATGGATGAGTGGCTATCGCAGAACCGGCAAAACATAATTGATCAGGCGATTGCGGCCAATCAAGCGGCTGTCGATGAGCGACTAGAAGCCGCAGAGCTGATGATTGACTTGCTACTCGACACGCAACAGGAGACCCCCGTAAATGGCTGATGTCCCGATTACCCCGCAGTATCGGCTTGTCTTGAATCGCTGGCAAGCTGGCACGATAACTATTCGGCAGGTGGAACTATTCGTGAAAACTGGTTGGTTGACGCGAGATCAAGCTGACCTGATTTACACATACCCCCGGAAGGATACCGAGTTGGTGCGCAACGATCCGTTCACCCAAGAAATTCAGGACGCAATAGAGGAGGAGGTGCAGCGTGGCACATGATCAAATTCTTGACGGAGACAAGCGCACGATTGCATTATTGCCGCTGACCAAAATTGGCGTGCATATCTGGAAGCTTGTGGCGGGTGATACGTTCGAGCTTCACCGCATCTACACGGGCCTGACATCAGGCGCGACGATCAGCAAAGCCTACTGGACGGTCAAGGCGGTGGCTACTGATACGGACGCCGCGGCCAAGTATCAGATCTCGATCACAAGCACGTCGACAAGTTCCGGCCAGATCATCGATGGCACGACGAACGGCGGATCGATTGAGCTGGCCTTTGTCGCCTCCGCTACCCAGACCCTCACGCTCACGCCAGGGCAGGATTATGTCTATGATGTCCAGGTGATTGATAGCAATGGCAGCATTTACACTCTCGAGCTGGGGACGATCTGTCCGCAGCAGGGCGTGACGGCAGCGACTACTTGACGCCACGCTCTGCCAGCCACTGGCGCAACTCTGCACGGCGTTTGCGCTTGGCCCGTAGTTCACGGCTGACGGGCTTGGCCGCATACCGTTTGCGTTGAGCCTGTCGGTGAGTCTCCGCACAGAGCGCACAGCGCACAGTCTCTGCTGCTGGCGCGATCTGGCAGTCAATACAAATGACCGCTGCAATTAGTTTGTCTCGCAGCGGCCTTCCAGTGGCGCGAACCTTTCTCATCTATCCTCACTATCTCTCAGCCGCACGGGCTGAACTAGCTACCTCAGCATGATGTAGAGTCGCCAAATGCCCACCACGCGACGCCGATCAACACGGCAGCTACAAGCACAAGCTCATTCAAGTTGTCCATGATCTCTCCTTTTTTTTACCGTAATAAAGAAACGCCACCAAGCACCATGACAAGCGCTGAGATGAGCAGTGACCACGAGTAGCGGTATTGGAGCAACAGGTATAGTCCCCATATCGCAGCGACTCCGCCCAGTAAAGGGGCGATTGGATGAGCGCGTTGTGTGAGAGCAACAAACGTTACGAACATGGCGATAAGAATCACAGGGACACTAGCTTTGTCGCGCTCTTCGATTAGTTCACGGTCCTGTTCAGTCATTATTCTACCTCCCGGTAAGGGTGCCACGGGTTACAGTCCACGTTGCTGCGCGATTCGACCACGCGCCGCAACCAGTAGACCATCGTCGATCTGTGAAGCGTGTTGCCGGTCCAGAGATACTCCCGCACTGCCTGGTGCAGGGTAAGGGCGGGTATCGTCGAGCGGTCGAGGTGCGGCAGGTAGTCAGCCAGCGTGACCCGCTGAGCGTCAGCCAGCTTGCCGGGGGAGAGATAGATCGAGTATTGGATCGCCGCGCTAACTGCCTCCGCCTGGCGGTCCGGATTGCCGGAGGGCCACTCACTGCGCACGTACTCGATCGCGGGGACTGGCGAGGGCCAGCCGTATCGACGAGCGTGGACGATTACGGACCGCTGTGCGGGATCACTGGTCTGCAGTGACTCCGGGTGATAGAGGCAGATCGTCGCTGACTGTATGGGGATGGGCTCCGGCGCGGGGATCTGCGCGTTACCCACGATTGCGGCGATAGCCACGAGTCCCCCGACCAGCAGAGTGAGTAGTAGGCCGTTACGCCGATTTCGGCCGACGCTGGCGCATCGTGGACAGTCGCATTTCCAATTGTTGCGTGATGATGTGTGCATTGTGACCTCCTGCAGGGGAGGATCGCTCCCCTGCTCTATGTGATGTTGCGCTATTAACGCGGTAACGGCACAGGTTTGCCAGCGTCAATATCTGCACGTTTTAACGCTTTATCCATTCTGATTGCATTCCATGTAGAGAAAACAAGCAAAGCTATATACGCAAAAGCGATAGACTTTTGATCTGATGTCGAGTTTGTATACTGCCTAATTAAGGTTTCTCGAATTATGTGAAGTGGACTATCACGTGGTGCGCCACCTTCCATTAAGGTTGCAAGAAAATTTTGAGCAAATAATTCATCAACCTCGGTCAAGATATAATGCAATGCTCCTAACGATGTTGGTGTTATAAACTTGTATGATGGATAACGCTTGGAAAATGCAGCAGATTCACGAGCGTTAGAATATTTATCAAGCCAGCTCAACTCCTGATGACGAGAGATTTTTTTGCATCCTTGCTGTTTCTCACTGGCAATTCGATCTATAACCAATCGAGGGCTGAGAAAAGTGTAAGGAATGAATTGACCGTCTGATAGATCTTTAGCTGAGTGATAAATCTCAAGTAGTCTTAAGATGGAGCTTAACTGAGTAGCGTTTTTTTCTCCTTTGAGTGCTAATAAATCTGAAAAACTGCGCGTTACACCAGTATCAATAACATTAAAGATCTGCCTTGTTTGCGCATTAACAGGATGGTGAACCACCATCATCTCAACAGGTTTGTCAGCTCGAACAATAGCCATGAGTCGATGTTGACCATCAACTAATGTTTTGCCAACAAAGATAATTGGTGAGCCAGTGCCAATAAATCGACCTGCAGTGATTTCAGATTGCAAGTAAGCGACTTGGCTTGATTTAACAGGGCGATTTTCCGTGTTTAGTTTTAACCACTCTTCTGCCATTTGCGGAGTAACTCGAAGCCACTCCATTTTTGGTGCATGCTGTTTAGTGCTATTCATGTCGTCCTCCGTGTGTAATAGCCGCCGAGTCTCCCCGGCGGCGTGATGCGTGGTTAGAATACCGGGCCATCATCCTCGACAGGGATGGCGGCGGCAGCTTTGGCAGCCTCAGCGTGATACTCATCAAGACGCTTGCCAAGGCGATCGAGCAGCATATCGGCCTGATCGCTGGTCAGGGTGTTCAGGCTCTCAGCGGAGAGATCCGGCAGCGCGGTTTTGGCCAGCTTGTTGATGGCCTCGAGAAATTTGGCGGGAGTGACCTTGTACTCCTCCAGCTCCTCTCCAATGATCCGGAGTGCCTCTGACTGGTCACTGTCGATCAGCGCCAGTGATGCGGCAGGCGCGGCGGGTAGAGCTGGCGTCGCTGTTGTAATGTCGATCACGTTGGAGGCCTGCGCCATTTCCTCACTGGTATAGATCCCACTCATTTCTGATGGAAATGCTTTGCGCAAAGCAAGAGCCTCGGCACATTTGGCAAGCTGATTCGCGGGCATCTTTGCCCACATTGGATTCGGCCGCGGCTGGCCGGTGGCCTTGTCCTGGTACGTCTGGCAGTATTCCGAGTACAGCGCGACCGCCCAGAATGGTTCACGGCATCCAGCCCGATAGACGCCGATCTTTGCCGCGCGTGGTGGCTCATTTGCCAGCCACACATCGACCCACTGGCCATCTGCTCCGCACCACAACGGGCCTGACTGGCCCTCATATCGTCCGGTTCGCTCGGCCATCAGCCGATAGCCATCAATCCCGGTCTGGATCTCGCAGACCTCGCGGCCCGTCTTCTTGTCCCACCGCTTCACCAGATGAATCTGGCGCGACAGGATATCCAGCCCTTTGCGCTTGGCGACTTCCACAAATAGTCGGAACTCGTCCTCCGTTGCACCTTTGGCAAACGTATTGCGGATCAGATCTAGCTGATCATCTGCGCTCATCGCCCGGAGCTGGCCGGGAGTGGTGGTTGTGGTCATTTCTGTGGACATTGTTGTTTCCTCCGTAAATTGTGATCTGATAGGGGCACTCTATCAGATCATAGATAATTGTCAACTGGAAAATTAGCGAGTGCGCCAATAATGCGCATCACGCAGCCTGTCGTCTGCCCGCTGCTCTGTCGTCAATCGATCGTGGCAGGGGCCACAGATTGCCTCATACCACTGGCCGACAGGCTGCATCAGGATCGTAGACTCCCCGCACTCCCCGCACTCCTGATGGCAGTGGATGCAGTGATCACGATGTGGGAAGTGAGCGATCTTGGCGCAGGACGGGCAGACGGGATAGTCCGTCAGGTTGTCGTCACCACAGCGTGGGCACTCGGCGTCGCTCATCACAGGCTCACCTCCTCCACCTTGATGCCACTGTTGCGCAACACCATTGCGGTGTGCGCCTGATGCCGAGCGCGATACTCGGCCTCTTTGTGGGTTTCGGGTGCGCCCAGCGCGTGTCCGCCCTGGACAAGACGAAAAGCCGCCCAGTGATTATCTGTGCGGAAATCCTCGGTCGTCCCGTCAGGACGACGCACGTCGGCGACGTAGAGATTGCCGCCGCTGTTTGCTCGAGTGAAATATCGAGTCCCCCGAGTCCACTCGGGGACCGTGGTGATAGCCTCACCCTCTTCGAGCTGAGCGAGAGAGGGCAGGCCGCAGTCGATCCCACACTGACGACGGCGGTACACGTACTCCATCACCTGCTCATACGTGAGAAGCGCAGGCTGATCCGCCTCCTCGGCCGTCGGGCGAGGGGTGTTGCGAAACAGGTCCCAAAACTCAAGACGCGTGACGTAATTGGTCAGTGATAGCGTGGTGGTAATAGTCTTCATTGCATCCTCCTAAAATGGGATCTCGTCAGTTGCTTCCATGTTGCACTCGGCGCAGGGGTGCGTGTAACTGTCCACTGAGCCGTCAGCAGCGACATACTCGCCGGTGGTGATGTAGCCGCCATCGCAGCGTGGGTCATCGCACATTATGCGACCTCCGCAGGGATGGCGATGGTCTCGCGATATGGATCGCACGACTTGCCCGCGCCCGTCTTGCCCGCGCCGATGTAGATCTCGGTGACGCACTCGGGCACCTCGACAGCGCACTCGAGCTGACGATCACCACGACGTGGCGCGATCTCAATAAATGTCATGCTGCCGTCAACCTTGTACGCAACCCACCAATTTGCGCAACCCGTGCGATTCCAGCCCGAATTGGTCTGCTGACCTTTTGATTTGATCGTGATCGTCTTCATTGTCATTCTCCTGTTTACCGGCGGCTCCATTGCCGCTTCGATGGTGTGACTATATCCCCACTAAGCTTGTTTGTCAATAAGAAAATATCGAGAGAGATGAATTATTTTTCGATTGACAAGCGGGGGAGTGGAAGCGTATTGTCTGGCCCATGGACGAGACGTATATCACAGTCACGGAGGCGGCGCATCTGACCGGATACCAGCGGCAGACGGTTCTGCACTGGATTCGGCGGGGATTCCTTCGCGCCGATCGAGTCGGGCGGTCCTGGATGATCCGCAGGGCCGACCTACTGGCGTATGAGCCGGAGCGGTCGGCATTTGGGGCGGCGCAGGCATTGCCGCAGTACCTGCGCAACAAGTACCCAGCTCAGGTTGTGCAGTCCAACGATATTTGACACTTTTGCCCGTATGGTCTTTTTCGGCGTTGCGCTTGGCGTGATTGACGTATCAAGGGAGCGCATCAATGCAGGGGGAGGGGCTTCTGCGAAACTCCAGCGATCCTGGGACGGGCAAATGAGACACCGACGGGGACGGGCTGCCCGCCTCGTCTAGCCAGCCTAACGGCGGCGAATCGTCGGGAACCTCGGTCGAGTGAGCGGCCGAGAGGGGGAGGGTAATACCTACACCTCCCCCGCTTACCAAGTTATGTGGGCAGCCGCAGGAGCAGCGGTTCTGGGGTGCAGCTGGTGGAGCTGTCACCTCGCCCACGCCAGTTCCCTGACAAGCGTTAGGGCGTTACATGGGAAATAAAGGTGTGTCTACCGGGAGGCTCTGCAGCCTCCCACTTTTTTTGAGGTGTGCAATGGTGCTTGTGCTGTGGATGTTACTGGAAATCAATCGGATCTCTGCGCGGCCTGTCTTGGCTGAGATCGATGGACGGCCAACCCGGATCGAGCTTGAGCGGCCTGACGAACGACCGACGCGATATATTCGCCCGCGTCGGTAGTTTCCCGTTGACAAATAGTCTGTGCTGTAGATAATCAATAGTGCGGTCGGGGGTGACGCCTCGAACAAAACCCGCGAAAAGGTAAACGAAATAAACGACACGAGCCTTCAGTGAAGGCGGGTCAGGTTTGCGGCTGTCACCGCAATCGTTTACCTACCTGCCCGTTTTCACTGAGGGCTTTTTGTTTTTGGAGATTCAATGAGAGCAAGTGATCTGCTTGATAGGCCCATAGCGTTTCATCGATGCCTTGCCGAGCTTGGCGGATCGGTCAACGCTGGCCTGATGCTCAGTCAGGCTCTTTACTGGGCCAAGCGAACAAAGGCGGCTGATGGTTGGTTCTGGAAGACTGCAGAGGAATGGCAGGAAGAGACTTATTTGACCAGAACCGAGCAAGCAACGGCAAGAAAGCAACTCAAGAGACTGTCTTGCTGGCAAGAAGAGCTTCGTGGAGTCCCGGCAAAGCTCTTTTATCGGGTTGATCTTGACGAGCTTGATCGACTGCTTTTTGAAAACAAGGATGCAGGAAACGTGCAAGCCAGTTTGCAGGAATCAAGCAAGCCAGTTTGCAGGATTCCTGAAAACAAGAATTCAGGAATCATCAAACCATTCTTATTAGCAGAGACTACTACAGAGATTACATCAGAGACTACAGCAGAGAGTGTGAGGGATCGTCAGGTTGTGGTGATCTCGCAGGAGACGACACCAGCCAGACCGCACACACCACAGATTGAGGATGCTGTATCAATAGCAGTTAGCATCTTTCCTCAGATGGGGATCTGGCAGCAGGACGTGATTGCCAACGGTGACATCAATCACCTGGCCCTTTGGCGGAAAGCGTGTGAAGACTGGCGAGATAATCGATACAGTCTCCGTAATATCACCGGCCTGATCGATAGCTACTATCGACTTGAGAAGCAGAACGCAAGAGATAAGGAGTACAACAACAATGGACAGAATCGACCAGTACGCGAAAGCCACAATGAGCGAGCAATCAGAGAGACCGTCGAATACATCGAGCGTCTCACCGGAACGACAGTCCGCGATAGCGACGCTCATTCAACAGACACGCTCTTTAAGCTCCCTGCCGCTTTCGGTGGGGAATGAGCTGGCTTTTGCCGTGCAAACGTGGACGGTGGCCCTCGAGGACATTCCGGATCATATGTTGGGGCCAGCCTGGAAGCGGGCCACCAAGGAACACGACTGGAGCAAGCCGTTTCCCGCCCATGCACTGATGCCAGCGTACAAGGCACTCCTCCTCGAGGATCGCGAGAAACGCCAGACGCTGGGCGGTCGACGTCGAGACGACACGACCCGCTGCCGGTATTGTGATGATACGGGCTATGTCCCCATTGCGACCTACTGCCCGACAGGAAATGAGTGGTACTACCCTGTCTATGGCTGCCAGTGCGCGGCGACGCCAATCAGCCAGCGGCAGGCCGTCCAGGTGCGCGATTGCTGGGAGCGTGACGATCGGGGCCGATGGGTGCCAGGGTCAGCCAGCGAATCGATCAAATGCAGGTGCGGATTCTGCCGCATGAAAGGGGGCGCATGAGATTAAGGCGCATCATCGACATCAACCTGCTGACCAATCGGAGCCAGCAGAGCATTCAAGTGGATCTGTATACGGGCCACCGGACAACGATTATCAGAACCGTGAAGGATGTGGTCACCAAAGCCGGGATCACCACCGGAACGATTACCATCGAACACCAGGACTACACGGTCCGACAGGTCGGCAAGTCTAACGAGTGGTACTTCTGCGACGCCAACGGGCAGCGTGTAAGGCAGGAATTCGACAAGCAAAACAACGACGAAAAAGCCTACCGCGAGAAGCGGGAGAAGGGGGAGTAATGGAGTACATCTCAGAAAAAGACATCCTGATACAGCAGCTGCAAAGTGCCCTATGTCACGCCCTGGTCTTCATTGACGAGGTGGAGCGTGATTTCGGCGTCGTGCCAGAAGAGGATGTGCTGGAACGAATCACTGCCGCAATCGCGGCAGCAAAGGGGGAGTGATGGCTGAGAAGTTAAACATTGCGCGATACAAGATGTCTCCCGGAACGATATGGCAAGACGACCTCGACATTGCCACAGTGTACGAGGAAGAATACCTGCATCTGCTTGCTGCTGCGCCGCTGATGCTGGAGGCGTTGGAACGAGTCCTCGCTGTTTACGGCTTGCCAGGGCGAGCCATAACGGCAGCCATACCAGACGTGATTGCCGCAATCGCAGCGGCCAAGGGGGAGTGATGCCATATACACCAGGCCCATGGACTGCGGACGCGTTCCGTGGAACGGATGAATACGATGACCCAGATACGCCCATAGTCGTGATGTTGCCACCGAAATACTATTGGTCGCCAAACATCGTCAGCATACCCGCAGCACTTCAGCAGGTCAGTGACGCCAAGCTGATAGCAGCAGCGCCGCTGATGCTGGAGACGCTAAAGGCCACGCTTGAGCAATTGCAATCAATGGGCGAGATGATTAGCGACGCAACTATCCGGCGAATCAAAACCGCTATAGAGGAAGCTCAGTACGACTGGGACGAAGAAGGGTAAGCTGGTAGATAATTCGGTAATTCCGATTTAAACACAACAGGAGAACAACAATGCCAAAATACAACGCAAGAGTGGATCGCAACCAGGCGGAAATCGTCGAAGCTTTCCGCCGCTACGGGGCCAGCGTGGCGCATACTCACACACTGGGCCAAGGTTTCCCAGATTTGGTAGTGGGCTATCGTGGCCAAAACTGGCTGGTCGAGGTGAAGGACTGGATGAAGCCGCCCAGCCAGCGCAAGCTGACGCCAGCAGAGCAGGAGTTCCGCGATGCTTGGCGCGGCTCATATTACGTGGTCGAGACCGTGGGAGACGTGGCCGCAATGCTCGAGGCATACCACAAGCTCGAGGAGGCAGCATGATTATCTCGATCATTGCAGCCTTGGACGAGCGGGGCACCATCGGCCAGGACAATCGGATTCCGTGGCGGCAGGCGGCAGATCTGAAGCGATTCCGCCATCTCACCAGCGGTCACCACGTGGTCATGGGCAGACGAACCTACGAGAGCCTGCCCCAGCCGCGAGTGCTGCCCGATCGCAAAATAATCGTCCTCTCCACAACCGATGAGTTTGCCCGCACTCTGCCCGATCACGTGATCCACCAGCGGTCAATCTTCTCCGCGATGGAGTACGCCGAGAATGCCGGGGAGACGGAGCTGTTCTTGATCGGCGGCTGGGAGGTGTACATGATGGGCTTGTTGTTTGCCGATCGGCTGTACCTGACCAAAGTACGCACCTACACGCGTGGGAAAGTGACCAAGTTTCCGGACATTGCCTGGAAAGATTGGGAACTGCGGCAGTCGGCTGGGCCATATTCGGCCGACGCGCACAACCAGCACGCCTATACGTTTGAGCTGCACGAGCGACTTACTGAGGATGTGTTGACGGCGCGGCGACGCGAGAAGCGGCTGAAGCAGTTGGAGGCGCATCGGATCAGGACCATGACTGACGTGGTTTGCGAGGGCTGCGGGGTGCAATTCCGACGCGCCTTGGCTGATGTCAAGTCCAGCCTCAAAAATGGCCGGCAGATTTTCTGTAGCAACAGCTGCGCCGCCAAAACTCGCAACGGAATTATTAGTCAGCTGACAACTATTTCTTGCAAGTGCGAGAAATGCGGGATAGAGTTCACGCGGCCAGCCAGCCTGGCAAAAAACAAGCATCATTACTGTAGCAAGGCTTGCTATCGAGCAGACTTGAAACGAGTCAGAAATTTGTAGGAGGAACAAATGGTCACAGCACAAGATTTTGTCGCAGCAGTTGAGAATTTCGCGATCACTCGCCTTTTCTACGAAGCGTTGGTCAGGGAGGGCAACGTTCTTGCGGAGGACGTGGCCACGTATGAGCCAAACACACCCGCTCACCGCGCTGCTATGGATCGTTATGAGCGCATCCAGAGCGCGGCGGCCTCGGCTCAGACTGCCTTGGACCGGTACGAGCTGAAGTTTCTCGCTGTCCAGTATATTGAGCGCATCTATACGGTGGAAGGCGAATACGTCGATGAGATCGAGAACACACTGTCGCGGCTCAGGATCGCAGGCGGCACGGAAGCGGCAAAGGCCATTGCCGACCAGCTCGAAAGTCGCTATGAGGAGGCGCGATAATGGTGCGAGGTGATAGATGGTGGAGGCATTACGGGCCGCAGATTGTGACGGATTTTCAGCCGGGACAGGTGCGCGAGGAGCAGACCTGTCCGGTTGAGGTGGGACGTGTTATCAGCTACGGCACCAGCTCTGCAGGATATGACCTGCGGCTGTGGGGTGGTGGCTTGCAGCGGTTCGATTATGGGTTCGCCGAGGAGATTGACCCCAAGCGATTTGAGCGTCGTCAGCTGGCCGATATTCCATTGAAGCAATTTGCAGGCGGTGACTACTACCTGATGCCCGAATATTCCTACGCACTAGGCGCGACCCTCGAGACCATCACCATTTCACGCGATCATCTGGGGCTCGTTGTTGGCAAGTCCACCTATGCGCGGTGTGGCTTGATCGTCAACACGACGCCCCTCGAGCCAGGATGGACGGGCCAGCTTGTGCTCGAGCTGCACAACGCCACGCCGCTTCCGCTCCGGGTCTACGCTCGAGAGGGAATTGCGCAACTGCTGATGCTCCCCATTGATATGACCCCAGAAGTCACGTATGCGGATCGTCAGGGCAAATATCAGGGGCAGATGGGCATTACTATGGCGAGAGTTTGATCAACATACGGAGGAATTATGAACGAAAAACGGAGTGCTTTTGACTGGATCATGTTTCTGATGATCCACCTGATTCTTATCGGCGGCATCAGCTATGCCGGATTTCAGATCTACGGGTCACGGCTGGGTGTCTGGGTAGCAGCTTCGGCGGCTGTGGCTGGCCTGACCAGTGCCTACTTGTACGCCAAGATTGTCCCCGGCGAGACGATCATGAAAGTCTTGCTTGGCTTGAGCGTCGCAGCAAATGCGGCGTATATGGTGCACAACGGAGCCAAGGCGATCGGCATCAGCGCATTCAACGATCAGCAGATTCGCAAGTATGAGGCCGGAATGGCAGCGGCAGCAGGGGCCACGACTCGCCGAATTGCCAGTAGCCTGGGGGCTTCGGTGAAAGATGCCACGGCCTTGGAGAAGACATTCTCCGACGGTGTGTCGACCGTGGCAGCGTTGCTTGCCTTTGTGGAGATGTCACTTGCCATCATCTTCTTCGCGGTGGCATCGAAGCGCGTCTCAGCCATCGAGCGTGGCAACGATCCACAGCCTATGCCACACGTGGCCCCGCACCCACCTCCGATGCTGCCACGTGCCGGAATGGGCTTTGCCACAGGTTCCACCAACTTCTCCACAGGTGGCAGTCCGGTAAATGGCAATGGGAACACCGACCCAAAAGCCTAACCCCGGGGGCCAACCGGGGGAGTGTGATGAGTAACTACTCCTCGCCACGGGTGGCAACCACGCCACCCGTCGCCATTGCCACACTGGAGCCGGTCGAGGCTGATGTGGACTGGCCCGAGGAGATTCCTATAACAGACCCGCCACGGGTGGCAGCGACGCTTACGCCAGAGCAGGAGCCGACGCCACAGACCGCGCTTGTGGATGCCACACGGCCGATAGAAGAAGCGCAAAGCCTATTGCCACCTGTGGGAATTGCGCTAAGTGTTGATCACGTTAGAGTTAGCGAAAACACATACGCATTCCGGCTGCGCTGGTCAAATCCAGTGGGAGTGAGTCCCAAGCGACCAGCGATCTATTTCCAGTGGGTACACAAGACCGTATTTGATATGATCACGGAGGATAAAGCAGCATATGGCAACTTCAAGCAACAAGTCATCGCAGAATTCACTAAGCAGCAGGAAGCCGTTTGAACCGATCAGCCACGTGTGGGAGATCCCGGCTGCGCTCTACGAATGCCGTCAGCTTGCCATAGACGGGAAGAACTTGGCGCTGGTGGCACTCCTCGAGTCAATCATCCGTGTGGCAGGGGTCGAGGCCCACACGTGGAGCAACCTGCCACAGATAGCAATTGCCACAGGAGAGTGATATGGCAGACGAGCAATCGTTGATTGTGGGTGGATATGGGCGGCTCAATGAGCTGCCCGTCTTCACGTCGAGCGCGTGGGAAGATCACATCCAGGCGTGGCTGGACGCCGAGACCGCTGCCACAGAGCAGAGATGGCGGCAAGCTGCCATATGTGCAAGCGTGGTGACTCACTACGGGGAAAAGAGCGTCGAGCAGTTTGCCCAGTCGGTGGGCGTGCATCCTCGACGGGTCTATGAGTATCGAGCGGTCTATACCCTGGCGCAGGAATTCGGCGCTCGTCCGCCTAATCTGCAATTCTCTCATTACGTCGTGGCGTCCTCAGCCGATCAGCCCCTCGAGGTCCTCGAGGCCGCGGCCGAAAACAGCCTCTCCGTTCGCGACGTCAAGCGGCTGATTGCCGACAAGCAAACCCCGCCCATCACCACTTCCCTTCCAGCAATCGCCGACAATCCCGCTGTGGTCGAAGCTTGGCACAGATACCAGCAGGCAGGGCGGGAGCTGATCCGCGTGGCGGCCGTCACCGCTCCGGCGATCCTCTACGCTCTCGAGGAGATCCAGTACGCTCTGGAGATCCCCGAGCAGACCGTGGCCGACCGGATCGTTTATGCCATCGAGACGCAAGGACTCACGGAGCTGGACACGATCGCGCAGGCACTTGGGCAGGATCGGGAGCGGGTCAGGGTCTGGTTGGCGCGAATGGTCGAGGCTGGTCAGCTCTCAGTCAGGCGGCAGGAGCTGGACGAGCGCGTCCCGGGTGCTCGAGGGCCAGCACGGGTCTATTACAGCGTGACAAGCGGAGGTGGCCATGATGTTTGAGCCAGCTTTATTGACCGAGCAGCAGGTGCGGGATGTGTTTGGCCTGCACTCGACCAGGCAACGCAGCTTTGTCGGACGAGTAAAGGCGTTCACGCCACAGTTCAATCTGCATTGCCCCCAGTATGGCATCAACACCCCGGTCCGACTGGCGGCATTCTTGGCGCAGATTGGCCACGAGTCCGGATCACTGGCTCATCTGAAAGAGATCTGGGGACCGACCGATCAGCAGCGACGATATGAGCCGCCGAGTAACCTGGCGGCGAGACTGGGCAACAACACGCCAGGGGATGGATTCCGCTTTCGTGGCCGTGGCCTGATTCAAATTACTGGCAGATCCAACTATGAGCAGGTGGGCGCGGGGCTGGGCGTCGACCTGATCCGCCAGCCGGAGCTACTCGAGCAACCAGATTATGCCGTCGCCTCCGCTTGTTGGTGGTGGCAGTCGCGAGGGTTGAATCAAATCGCGGACGCAAACTCGCTGGCAGCCTTTGAGCGAATCACGCGCATCATCAACGGTGGATTGAATGGTCAGCCTGATAGAGTGCGAAGATGGGAACTCGCCAAAAAAATAATTCTGCCGTGATAGTATGAAGCCGGTGCAAAGTTGGAATTGTTGTTGTTTTCTTGTCGGTGGTGGCCTTTGCGCCACCACTTTTTTTATCTGGAGGGTCGAATGAACATCATGGTTTGGGCAAAGGGATTGCTGGCGGCCATCATCGGCGGCGTCGCCAACTCGGTTACGCTGATGATTACTGATCCGCTGAATTTCAATCTGGGTGAGGGGATCAACAAGCTCCTGACCGTGGCGGTAACGTCGGCGATTATCGCGGCGGCGGCTTATCTCAAGAAGTCGCCAATCCCGGAGGTGCAGTAACGTGCGAAACATCATCCTTGGACTGGTCGTCCTCATCGGTCTGAGTGGGGCGGCTTGTAACGATAAGGGCAAGCAGTTTGCGGCCACAACTGATCGCGTTGCCGGGTATGTCGGGACGGGCCTGATTCTGGTCGATCAGTATACTTCGACTGGCCAGATGTCGGCCGAAACCGGCGTGGCGATCGTGACGGTCTTGCGGCAGATCAACGCGCTCAATGGCCAGCTGGTGACGGAGGCGAAGACCTACGTTCAGCCGGATGGCAGCTTGGCCTTGACTGGTGACGGGCAGCAGAAGCTGCTCAACATCCTAGCCAGCTCAACCAGCATCATCAACACGCTTACCAACGATCCGCGGGTCTTGTCCTTGCCCGATACCCAAAAGACGCAGATCAACGCACTGGTGGGCAACCTGAGCGCAACAATCGCCACGCTGGGCGAGCTGGTCAAAACCGTCAAGCTGGTCAAGGAGGGTAAATGAACAACCTGATCGATACGCTAAACACTCTCCCGGCTGTCATCCTGCTTATCATCAACGAGCTGCTGAAAGAGTCGGCGCGAACGGGCAAGACTCCGCAACAGCTACTCGAAGAGGCAGGTCTGCAGATTGCGGCCAATGAGCAGAAGGCCGCCGACCTGCTGGCCAAGCTCAAAGCGTAGTCTCCACAAATCCCCGGCATAGGGGCTGGCTCCCGCTGGGCGTATAGCCTCACGCCGGGGAACTGCGGAACCGCCAGCCCACCAACTACACAGGCAATAACCAATGATCCCCGAGAAAGTGACCCCGATGGTAGAGAAAGAATACGTTGATGTGACGATATCGAGCATTATTGCACTGGTGGCGGGGTGGCTGGTCAAATCGCTATACTCTGCCAGCCGAA